CTAATGCTCCTCTTTTTCTTTTACAATAACTTCGGCACCGACTATCTCACAATACCTCAGCAGATTCTCGATATTTACATTTTTTCCACTCTCTATCGCCCTGACGCTGCCCATGTTGATTCCATTTTGCCAAATTTTATATTGAGAAAAGCCTTTGCGCGTTCTGATTTCCACTAATGTTTTTGCTATATCGTCTAATGTCATACCCCAATTAATTCTTTTTTTATCGCCTCTAAAAATGCGATAGATGTTAATACCGTATTCCTATAATTGTAATCACTACCGGCCGCAATCGCATTCTTACGACCGTCTAAAATCAGCGTATCAATGAACAACACCATTTGTCGCACCGTAATATTCCCGATGTCTGCCGAGAATGTCGATAGCGATGTATAATACTTCATAGCCTGTTTTAAAAGGCCTCGTATCTTAGTTTTATCAGGATTTTTACCTGTAATACGCTTAATGCTTATCTTTGCGGAAATATTAGATCCTGACAATCCGGGCTCTATGCGGTAATCCTCTCCGACTTCCTCGATAATGCCGTCGATATACTCGACTTTGGCTATAAAGCCATTGTCTATGTCGGAACAGTATATGAAGTCGACTTCTCCGAACTTGTGCGCCCGGTTATGGTCTACAATGAATAATGGAAATTCCCTTTTCATTCTTCGTCCTCCTCGTTTTCCTCGTCGTCATCGACTTTAATAAGCCGTTCAAGATCTTCGCTCATATACCCTTTATACGCCCTTATGGCTTCCAATTCCGAGTCGCTGAGGTCGTCTATATCCTCTATCTCGATAGTATAATATCTGTCATAATCACCATCGAAGTCTATCTCTCCTGTTCTTCCGTTCTCGTCGTCCTCACTAACGACAGTGCCCACTTCGTCTGCAATATAGGGTTTGCAGAACCTCCCATGCTCGTCCCTGTCTTTCGTGAACAAGCGATCTGACAACATGCTACACACATCTGAGAATGTTTCTTCTCCAACAAATTCAACATGACCGGGGTTATAGAATCTGCCACCTCGGCAAACATGAAATGATAATACCATTGTTCTTTTTGTTTCCATATATAAGTAATTTTTATTTATAATCATCTGGCCCATACAGGGGTATAACAATCTTCAAGATTTATGTTATTCTCGATCGCCGCACAGGCAAGTATCCATGCTTGCTTACTCGACATGTTGGCAATCTTGAAACTCGGATAGGTGCATTTTTCATCAATCGTCTTTGCCACATTGGAGGCAAAAACATTCAGGTTGATTATCCGGGACAAGAACCGATAGAACGGATTGAAGTGCATCTCATACGAATTGTTATTATTCCATCTTTCATAGCTAGCAATCTGTTGAAGTCTGTTGGATAATTTCTGAGCTTCTTTGTATTGTTCTGTACCTTTCTGTAACATGGCTTTATCTTTTTATGTTATCGTTTCCTTTTTGATTACACTACAAAGATATGTCTTTTTATTGTATATACAAAAAAACGAAATAAAAAAATAGCGCCACAATTAACAATATTTTACAATGTACTACACCTTCGGCAGACAGGCACAAAAAAAGCACCGAAGAAATATGTTTTTTCGGTGCTTTTTATTGCTCAGTCTTTTGGCTATCTCACCAAAAATCACTAACTTTAAACAATAAAGAATATATCATATTTGGTTTTTAACGCTGTTTTAATACCATTAAAACGACGTTATATTATACCGCCGGAATCGTGGGCGCGGCACGCTTATATAGCATTATATCCGTATACGTGGCGTTGTAGTTCACATGGGCATTAAATTCGGTTTTTATACAGTCTTCGAAGGGGTTGCCCAAAGTCCGATTCCTGCCCATCCAATCGCAGAGCTCCAAGATAGACGACTTGTTGGAGGTGAAGTAGACGAACGAATGGTCGGCGAGAACCGTCAGCACATCGAGATAGTCGGAGAGCCGCCAGTACATCGTATAGGTCCCCACCTCGGTGGAGAGATAGGGCGGGTCGACCAGAAACACCGCACCGGGCGTATCCTTGTACTCATTGAACACCTCCCGATAATCCCGAGAGGTGATTTCCAGCCCTTCCAAATAGTCGAGACATTCCGGATAATCGTTTTTGCGGATATTGTTATAGAGGGTGTCTTTCCGCATCTCCGAGACGCTCAGCTTATACTTCATCGAAAACATAATCGAGGCAGAGAGCGTGATGAAATCCACGTATCCGGTTTCGCGCTCCTCCCGCTGAATGCGGTCGAATATGCGCTCCCGAATGTCTCCGGTGATCGCCTTATGCCGAGGTACGGTATTGCCCACGATTTCCCGAATATCGGCAATCAATCGATTGGTATATGGTATGTTTTCAAGCCGCTTTCGGTAGTTGTCGAAATCGTTGTACACCACGGTGGCATTCGGCTTGCACCGCTTGGCGATGTGGGAGAGCAGGCCGGAGCCTCCGAATAGGTCAACGAATGTGGCGTCGTCGGGAAACTGTTTCAAAACCTTTATAAACTCATGAGCGAACATGCGTTTTTGTCCTACGAATGGGAGAGGGGCAGATAAATACATTTTCTTTTTTATCATTCAGGTCAAATTTAATATTGTCATTGCCGGCAAAGGTATCGTGCACATGGACTTGTTTCATGCCGGGGCGTTCTCATTCCTCTGCAAGGAGATTGCAGTCCGCTTTGAATCGTCGGATAAGGTCATATACTTTTCGCTCGCATACGCCGTATTTCTCGGCCAGCGCAGCCACGATATAGGAGGTTTTCTCACCATCGGCCAGCAGCCGGTTATAGTCGTTGAACAGGTCGATATATCGGATATCATCGAGACGAATGCCCGCATCGCGACAGAATTTCAATAGTTCCCGGTTTAATTTCAATATCTCAATCACTTTCATTTCCACAAAAAATAGTACATTTGCAATATCTCACTTACATGCGACGTATAAAAAAACACGAGAGTGGCCAAAGGGTATTTGCCCCCGGTCGCGCTCTCGTGGCGTTATGCGTTAATATGTAGGTGAGATGACTATTGACAGGCCGGGGGCTTTCTTTTTTATCCCCGTCCTCTTTCTTGACTTTCCGTGCTTTATTCCTACGTATCCATATTAGTATCCTTTTTCTCGTTAAACACTCGTTCCAGTTCTCTCGCTTCCGCCTCGGGGAGTTCCTCCCAATTTGTCAGGTCGGTTCCGTCCGGAGCACTCACCCGGTCGGTAACGGAAAGGGAGCCTTCTTTTCGGGACACCAACAGATATCCCTCTTTCGCTTTTTTCGTTTGCATGTATCTCTCTATTTACTTTACCCTACGATTATCCAGTTTTTATCCGTGGCGATCTGCCGTTCTTCCTCCGTCAGTTCCTCCGCGCCGGGATTCCCTGTGATGTCGATTTGGCGAGTCGTCCCTCCCGAGAAGTCAGGCAGTAGCCCGAACAGTTCCACCAGTCCTTTTCGCTCGAATCGGCAATATTTGATATTGATATGATTCGCATCGCCTTTTTGGTCGAACGGGCTGTCCGGGTGAAACACCAGCCGGCTTATCGGCACACTGCGGCGGGTATCCGTGCCGGGAAAGCTGACTCTCCGCATCTTCGCATACGGGAAATTCACCTCTGTCAGGCGTAACGAATAACAATATGAGAATATATCCCAGCAGTCCACATTCTCCACATTCTTGCCCAAGTCTCCCGGGAAGTTCTCCACTTCTTCCAACAGGGTACAGCTATTGGCGAATCGGATTATGTTTTTACAATTTGCCAGACTGTCGCCTGCGTAAAACTCTATACGCCGGATATTCGAATTCGAAATAAAATCGGTCATTTGAGTACATCTGTCGTACATTTTCGGCATGCGCAACACTTCCAAGAACTTCGTGTTGTTCGCTATGCTGCTGATACCGGTACGGTTCGGATTCGAATTGTAATTCGTACTACTCAACTCGCAAGTGCTGAAATCCAACACTTCCCGGTCGATTCTCGAATTACCCAGATACGAGACATTGGCAAAATACCGACAATGTTCAATCCGAAACGGGAAATCGAAATACGAAGCCGGGACAGGGCTTCCGATCAGATATTCCACTCTCGCCTTCTCGTTGTACCTCACCTTTTTGACCGAGTAAATCAAGCCGAAACTTACCGGCTTCCACACTTCGTCGCCCTTCACCCGCACATATTCGAGCAGCGGATGGATATACTCCTCCGATACGGTCACTTGGAATTTCAAACCTTCCCCTATGCAAAGTGCGACGATCCCGTTTCGCCCGTCGATGTCCAATGTATTGTAGCTGTTGTTCCCGTATCGGGAAAATGTGAGTCCGCCATATATACCGGAACTTTTATCTTCCGCCGCGATGTCCACTAACCAGAACTCCCGGCCCCGGCTGTCCGGACGACCTGTTCCCCGAACGAACTTGTGGTGCGAGGCTCTTGCATACCGGTTTAAAATCTCTTCGCTCTCGCCGTCGCCCCAGTCCACTTTTCCCTCCACATAGGTTTGGGAAAAACAGATATCGTAATCTCCTTCGTCAAAGCTGTAACAGACGGCCCAGATATGTCCTGCCGGGCAAGATTCCAAATCCGGCCACAAAGGGTCGGGGTGATACGCCGGCATCCGCTCTATGCGCACCTCCACCGGCACACTTACCGTCTCTTTCACCGCGACAGCCTCCGGCACGACGATTTGCTCTTTTACCGCGACGGCATCCGGTACAATTATCCGCTCTTTCACCATCACGTAATTGCACTTCTCCATACCTCACACGATTTTAATGTTCGTCTCTTCATCACCGCCATACTCCCAGACTCCGCTCGCGAAATCGGAGTCGGTACGGCAATAATGCCTTTCTACGGTAAGGATTCCCTTGCGGAAAGTGTTCGGCTCGAATACGGCTATCAGCTCGCCGTCTCGAAGGACACAATTCACCCGCTTGTCACCCTCCTGCGAGACTTCGCACGTCCGGCCGTATTGATCCCGATAGATGAAGCGGAATTTCAGTCCCTCCACATCGATGGGGGAACCATTCATATCTGAAAACTCCAAACCGGCCTTAATACCTTCCCATGAGTATTTCTCTTCGTACTTTTTGTCACTCATCGCTGCCATCGGATAATGCGTTGAACATTTTTTCCACAAGGCCCTTTGTCTCCTCGACCGTGGAGGTCATGGAATAGACATTCATGTTAAAGCTGCCTTGCCCGACAGTGACATGGCCTTTTTCCACTCCATTCTCCACAATTCGGTAATTGACCGCTTGCAGGGTTTCCTCAGTCTCTTTTCCGTTGAACGAACGGCTGATGTTCTCGCTGATTTTTACTAACTCAATCATAATGTTTTGTATTTATGGTTAACTGATAATCCCGCTGTCGGGAATGTCGAATGTCACGTTTTTGGATAGGGAGTCGAGTTGTACGCCGGCCTCTCCCGACGAGGAGACCCCATACACGGAACAGGTCAGGTAATAGGTATGGGTTCCCGGTGGAAGGTCCGGATGTGTCGTCCCCAAAGGGATATTCAAAATGAGAATCCCGGTTCCCTTGTATTCGTAATCATAGATTGCGAGGAATCCGGACCCCGAAATGCGGAAGGTGTATTTCTCACCCACCGGAGGATTCCCGTTCAGAAAACTGATACGCACCTGAAAGTAACTCGAAAGGAAAGTGAAATCCACGATTTTAATCGGGGTATATGTGCTGTTTATCTCGGCTGTCATGGCTATCGATGTGGGTATGGGGAAATAATCCGCCACGGTGATCTGTTTGTCGACCCCTGTCCAGTATTCGAACGACTTCTTATCGATAAGGAACAATGTCACCTTCAAATTTGCCCCTACCGAATCCTCCCCCGGAAATGTGTCGCTCTGGCCGACAGGAAGTATCGGCGGAGTAGTACCGTCACTGAAAAACTTGACCTTGAAAGCAGAGTACCACACATTGCCCACCCGCAAGGTGGTTACGGTGTTTGTAGAGGTATTTGTCAGCAATCGGGCAAAACTGCTTCCATTTCCATCAGTTACCAAAATAGCCGGATAATAATCACCGATACTCTTGTCGGAGGCCAGCGACAGCCATGATTCGACGGGTACGCCGGTAGGATTCACCGAAGTATCGTAATAGTTAATATCGACAAAAAGATACGGCACGTCCGTACTGATTTCATCAATTTTGCTTCCGGTAAGATTGGGTTTTGCGTTATGGTCGTAGCCGTCGAAGTCACTGAGGCGACAAAAATCTGTACCCGGGTGTGGATAGGCGACATAATCGAAAGAGGTATCATGGATAGCGACGATATTCGTGCCGTGCGGTATCGTGGCTTTCAGCCCATAGCGTATGCCCTGATTTTTGTCGGTGTCGCTACCTTCCCACTGGTCGATGTAGGTCGTGACCCCGCCGGCCTGTTGGGGATAGTTGTCGGATAGCGGCGCAGCCTGCGGATAGCGCACGGGTTTATGACGACTCCATTTGTTGATACGTCCCGGACGGCCACCCTGCAACAGGGGACGTTCGAGGGCAACGATGTCGGCCACGTCCCATATCCCGTTTGAAGGATAAATCCCCAGCAGATTATACGGGTCGGTTATCGCTATCGGGGCTGCTATCTTGTTTTTATCGATGGCCATAGGCTCACTTTCCTCCTTTCCCTTTTAATTCGGACAATTCCTTTTTCAATCGTTCTATATCTTCCATAAGGGCTTTAACCAGACGGGCGGTCTCCTGCGTTGCCCCGGCTATGGTGTTGATATAGTCGGGCGACAGGTAGTTCAGAGCCCCGTAACCGTCCCCCGTCTCGTAGGCCATCGATGGCAATACCTCTTTCACCTTTTGATAGATCAGCCCCGTATGGGCTTCCCCGTCCACACCGCCCTTGTTACGCTTCCGTGCTTTTTCGGTGTATCGGAAATCGCATACCCTGCCCATCGCCAAGAGGCGGTCGGTATAACTTCGGGTATAGTCGAAATCTCGCTTCAAACGCATGTCCGAAGTCGTTAGAGCGGTGACCGAGCCTTGTGCCGAGATATTGCCTTGCGACGATATATCCCCTCCGGCCGTGATGTTACCGTCCGATGTGATATATCCTTTCGAACGGAGATAGTTTGAGGCCAATATTCCGCCATTATAGATAGTAACCATCTTGCTACCGGTTTCCGCCACGACTCCTGAACAGTAAATTCTTTCAACCCCATTTATATCTCCGCTCATGTAAATGCTGCCGACACCGGTCATGTCGCCGGTTACGTTCTGCGAGCCGTCGAACGGCTGTCCCCAGAGCGTCCGGTAAGAGGCTAATTTATCGGCTTGGCTGCAAGTGACGTTGTCGAGGCGGGAGTTCGAGAAATAAGTAAAATTACCGTCCCGGAGCACGACTATCCGGTTTTCTATCTCCTCGCTCGTGTCGGCCGGTTTGTCGAGAGTGGTTTCTATATCGCTCGTATATGTGTCGATATAGAGGTACTCTTTCCCGACGGTTCTGAACCGGAACTGGTTATGCCATTGCGTATTCGTTTTTACCCACACGTTCCCGCTCTTGTCTATACAGGCATGTATGTACAGGGCCCTCTGGGATTGACACTTCTGCATGGTCATCAAGTTAAGGGATATAGCACCCTCCCCACAGGTAAGGTAAAGCCTTCCGTAAACGGCTCCTCCGGTCACATAATCCTCGACGGCCTCGATTTCGATGACCACACCCGAGTAATTCGTATGACTGTCCGTGACGGTTGCAATCTTGTTCCAATACCAACGACTCTCGGAATCTATATACTTATGCGATGACAGAATAATCCACCCGGCCTCTTGGTAGTGATAAATGTCCTTGTTCGCAAAAGCGTTCGTGTTGGCGGAATTTCCTGACGAGACGGCATATCCGGCATTCGTGGCATAATCGGCGTTGTTCGCCTTGCCTACGGTCAGACCCGTATATGTGCCGCTCACGTTGTTTATCTCGGCCAGCGAATAGGTAGGCTTGTTCGGCTGCTGCACCCAATCGTACAGGGTGATGCCTTTGGTGACAACGATGTTACTGCCCGTTTTGCTGACGGCCGTCACCACATTCCCTGTACCTATCGTAGATGCGCCGGCGTTGGCGAGTTTCCAAATCTCGTTGATGGTATAGGCGTTGAAGGTATCGGTAAGGGTGGCGTTGTCGAATGCGCCACCCAGATCGTCGAACCCATGAACGAGCTTGATGAGCCCTCCTCCGCCACCGCCGCCCCCTTCGAGGCTGCCGAGACCGAGAGCCGAGAGGCTCCCGGTGGTATAGAGGCTTATCGGTTCCCCATTTTTCGAGTCGTACACTTTAATGGCCTTATTGGCGGCGTCCCATACCAGCGTCGCCCCGCCGATGGTAACGCTATGGTTGACATCGATGTCGGTCATGGGCACGAGGGGCGTGACATCGAGCAGTTTCCCGCTCTCCGGATCCTCATTAAGCCGGAAGATGTTGAGATAGGCGTCGATGAGTTTGTCGCCGAAATAGAATGCCCCGAGGTTGGTGTCGATTTTCCCCTTTTTGTCCCACCGGATATTGCCGGCGGCCAGATAGCCCGTGCCGTCCATGCGGATTAGGGCCGTGGCCTCGGTTCCGGCAAGGCCCTCCTTTTCGACGTATTTCCCGGATTCCTCGTCATAGACAAAGCGGTCAACGGGGTCTCCGCCCGCCCAATAGGAGATACTGCCGGTTCCCCGGTCGAGACCGCTCACGCCGCTCATGACGACATACTCGCCTTCGGAAGTGCGGTAGCCGAGCTGCACGAGACTCGTGGCGATGACACCCCCGTCGATGGCGGTGTCGTTACGGAAGGCTTCTTTGAGGTATTCGCGTTCTTCAAGCGCCTTGTCCAAATCGTCGTAGTGCTCGGTAATGAATTTGCCCTTGATTCGGAGAGTTTTGGTTGTCGAATCGTAGAGCAGATAGGTGCTTTGGTCGGGGACACCGACAGCAAAGTCGCCGAGGACTTTGAGGAAAGCCCGGGCGGTGCTCTTGTCGAATCCCTGACTGACGACCTCCTTGCCCTGCAAGGTGTAGGAGCCGATACCCTGCAACAGCTTGATGCTGGGGGAGTCGATGGCGACGGAGGAGATGATGATGGCGTTCTGTCGCCCGGGCTCCTCGCTGCCGCCCACCACCGGGTCGTACCCCAGCTGGATAAGGGCGTCCCCGGCTACGGGGATATCCGAGCCGGTATCGGCATCCGTCTTGGAGAGGTCGACGTAGTTGTCGCCGACCCCGACCACCTTGCGCCAGTAGTAGCGGGGCTTTAATGCCTCCGTCCGGTCGACCGCCCGACAAATCGCCATATCCCCCACGATGAAGTCGTTCTCGGGAGCGACACTCCCGTCGTCCGCATAACAGCGGTAATACGTCTCGAACTCCTCTACCCGGAAAAGGTTTCCGAAGGAGGCAGAACTGACGATATACTCCCCGGCAATATGGGTGACCCGGTTGACCTGCGTCTCCTGCATCGTCGCTTTCTTGCGGATAAAGATGTTGTCTGCCTCGATATAGGTGTTGCCTTGTTCATCGGTTCTGAACGTTCCGCCGCTTACGAGCGAGGAGTAAACTCCGATGTCCAGCCCTTTCGCGAAGGTGATTTTCTCCTGTGCTGTGTCTGGGCGCAGGCGGCTGAGCGCCTCTTTGAGGGTACGCCGCGCGCTGAACACGTTGTTGTCGGTGGGCAGGGTGTTGTCCCAGCTCCGGATCAGGTCGGGGAAAGAGCCCGACATGGCCTCCCGCACATAGTTCTCGACGGCGGTGATGTTGTCGTTGATGGTCGTCATCGCCCCGGTACTCGTGGCGTCGCTGATTTCCAAATCCACCTGTGAGGGAAGATTCACCTTCCGCGTGATTTTGGTAATGCGGCTGCTTCGAAACCCGGTGTCCGGAAAATATTTGTTACTTTCGAGCCGCACCCTTCTCCCCACATAGAGGTCGATGGCATGCTCCTCGATATAGACATGGTCGGTCGGCGCCTTGTAGCGGCTCACGTCGATGGCGTTCTCCTCGTTATATTGGTCGACGGCCTCCTTGAATTCCTGTTCGGCCAGCGGATAGTATTCGTCCGGCATGCGGATATTCCAAAGGATATACTTATCGCCTGCTTGGGGCGACAGGGTGTCGTTGGGAAGCTGCGTGTCGTCGTCATAGGGCCAGATGGTGATGATCTCGAACTCCCGGGTCTCACTGTCGTAGTTGACCTCGAAGTAATAGGTGTCGTCGACTTCTTCTCCGAGCCCGGCCAGTTCCGAACCTTCCTGAAAGGATACCCGTTTGACTTGCCGGGCCAGCTCGTAATCGTTCGGGTCGAAATCGAGGCTTTCGTCCTTGAAATACCAGATTGTAAAGGGGTTGCCCTCCTCATCCTTCGTCTCTTCCTTCCGCACCGAGCTCACCGTGCCGATACGCTTGGGGTAAATGCCGGCGAAAGCCTCGGCTTCGTAGTGGTGCCATACGCCGTACTTGTCGACGTTCACATCGACGTGTTTCACATCGCCGGGCAGTTGCAGCCGGGTGTGGCCGTATTTCTCCGGGTCGATGTTGCGGGAACTGCCCACCGGGTAGAGCCGGGTGTAGAACTTGGCGTTGTCGGCCATGTCGCCGCTCAGCGAGAGCAGCCCCTTGCCGTAGGCCAGCGTCACCTCCTCGCCCTGCTCGCAGCGGCAGATATTGACGGTCTGCCCCTCGACCCACCATTCGGCGCGGTGTCCGACCTTCTCGGCCACCTCTTTGAGCGCCTCGTCGCAATATTTTCCGAAATAGTCGATGACGATGTTGTCGGCGCCCTCCACCGTGCCCACCTTCCAGTCGCCGCTACCCATGCCGTTGTTGATACTTTTCACGATCAGGGCGACATGGTCCCTCGGCGGGGCGGTCAGGGTGAAGACCGGCTCGTCGTCCCCGTCCGTGTCGTTGATAACAAGGAAGCGCTTCACCAGACTCTCGATGCCGTAGAGCTTGATATCGTACTTCCATTCTACCGTCGACACTTGCTCGGGGTGATACCGTTCCATGAGCCAGTACTTCCTGCCCATAAACTCGGCATAGTCGTTGACTTCGAGCGCCACGTGTTCGTAGAGCGTGAACGACAGGCTGAGCGCGTTGTCGCCCTGCAACTCCATCTCCTGCGTCGAGTTGTCGTCGCAGGGAACCTGTGTCTTCGCCATGCCGTCGCTGCCGTATATCGTGATCATCTTACTCTTGTTTTAAGGTCGTTTTAATGCTGTTCAATCGTCATTTAAATCGTCGGGTTCGGCTCCCGAAAAGTGACGTAGAAGCGGCTCGCCTGCTTGCCTTCCCGCCAGAGGTAAGTGAGCGGCTCGTAGTCGCTCGCCTCCTTGTAGAAAACGCGAAGGGTCATGTCGAGGTCGGGAAATTCGATGTCGAGCCACCCGTCGTCGCCCGCCTTTAAAAAGGCGATAAAGGCCTTATATTGAGCCAGCCACTCCTTCCGGGTGTCGGCATAGAGGGCGAAACAGAGCTTCACGTCCCGGGCCTGATTCTTCACGTCGAGCGCGGCCGAGTACTTCTCGCCGTTCTCCTCGCGTATATCCACGGCCACATGGGTTTTCGTCTTGGCCGGCGACAGGATCGCCTTCAAGTTGTTGCGGTCGCCCCGCCTTTTCTCGGCCAGAAACACGCCGTACTCCGTCCAAATGTCCGTACCGTTGACGAGCGCTTTCCCGCCCAATATCGCATCCATTGCCATATCTCGTTGATTTTAACAGGTTGTCGTCATTTCATCTTCAAGCCGTCGCGTACAATTTTTTTTATTTCGTCCTTAATCTCGCCCAAATGCTTGGCGCTGGCGCCGGTGTTCTCCTCGATACGCCGCAGGTGGTCCACGGCTGCGCCCATCTGCTCGCTCACGTCCTGCATTCGCTCGTCGATGCTGGCCCAGTGCATCTGGCCGGAGACAAAGAGCCCTTCGAGCTTAGTGCCCTGTTCTTGGCTCATGGCGGCGAACCCGCCCGGTTTCCCGCTCTGTGTCGTTCCGCCGTCGTCCCCGGTATAGCCGGTAGCCTCCGATATGCTGTCGCGGATATGGAGGCCTTTTTTTACAAGTTCCTCCCACTGTTTGTTCAAGTCCTCGATTTCCTCGTCGGTCAGCTCTCCATTGGACATGGCCCTTCCGAAGGTGGCGTACCATTCCTCCATATCCGTTTTGAGCAGTTCGTCCAACTTGGTCTTCAACAGGGCGCGCATCAGATACTCGCTCATGTCGTCGGAAAAATCCTCCCAGTCCGACGACATGTCCATCAGCATGTCGATAAAGCTGTCATACACGCTGTCGAAGGAGACCTGCGTGATACTCTCGTAATAGGCCTGTTCCAATTCTTTCCGCTGCTCGGCGAAAGCGATATAGTCGTCCATATACCGGGCGGCATCCTTGTAGCCGGCATCGGCATAGTCCTTGATTTTCGCATAAAGGTCGGGCGCTTCCCGGGCGACCTTCGCCATCTCCTCGCTCGACAGGTTCCAGAAATCGGCGGCCTCGCCGATCGTCCTTCCGACCACCTCGCTGATACGCTGCCAGTCGTTACCGCTCATGGCATCGTCTATTTTTTTGTTGGAGGATTTTTTGCCGCCGATCCCCCAAAGCCCGTTGCTGTAAGCGGAAGCGCTCCGCTGCATTTGTTCCCGCGTATGGGCTTCCGCCTCGTCCAGACGGGCCATCTGCTTTTCATAGAGCTCCGTGGCTTGTTGACCGGAGGAGCCCTTTATCTCCTCGGTCAACGACTCGATGGCGGCGATCAAGGCTTCGTTCGTCAAGCTCAGGCGCTCCATGTCCTCCTCCAAATGGGGGTCGCTGTCCCCGTTCCCCACCAGTTTGCCCAAGCCCCCGAACGATAGCGCGTCGAGGATATTGGCCGCCCCTTTCAACAGGGACTCGCCGATTTGTTGAAAAAGCTCCAACGAAAAGATATTGTCGATAATGCCGCTGACGGCTCCCAAAACGGTATCGATAAGCCCTGAAACGATCCCCCCGATACCCTCCGTCGCCAATTCGTCCAAGATGGAAAGTATGGCGGAGATGATGGAGCCGGCCAACCCCGAATTGCCCAAGCCTTCCGCGAGGGCTTGGGTGACGCTGCTGTCCCCGAAGATTTTCTCGAAACCTTCCGCAAGGGAGCCGCCGAGTTTCTCGGTCAGCTTCCCGCCGTTAAACAACTTGTCGAGTTGCATGACGCCTTGCCCTATGCCTTTCAGGTTCCCCGACGAAAGGTTTCTCAGCCCCGATTCGAGGTTGCGGAACATACCGGCTGCCTGTTCCGAGGACTCCCGGAGGCTGGTAGTGGTGCTCTGCACCTGCGTCCCGAACATCTGCACGTCCCGCGATGCCTTGTCCAGATTCTTCGCGGCCTCTCCCACGTAGAGCTCGGCCGCCTCTATGCTGCGGGCGTCACCGCTTCCCTCGGCCTCTTTCAGCGTTTGCTTGGCACGGGCCAGCTCTTCGGTCGCCTCGATTTCCCGCTGCTGCGCGGCCATGTAGCCCCGCATGGCGTTTTGGTAAGAGACGAGGTCGTCGTTGATTTGCCGGAAAATCTCCCCGTTCCACATCGTCTCCGACTGTTGCAAGGTGGAAATCAGGCCATACAGGGCTTCCATCTCGTCAACGCCGGCGGAGGATTGGAACTCCGGGCTTCGGGCGATCGTTTTCAGCCGGTCGATGGTCGGCTGCACCTGTTCGCGGAACATCACCCCGAAATTGCCGAACATGCTTCCCCAGTCGATTTGCTGCCGGATAGCCGACAGTTCCAGCCGGTTGACGGCCGAGTCCCGTTCTTTTTCGAGGGTGAGCCGTTCGCCCTCCGATTGTGCCCGGCGAATCTTCTCGGCATACTCCTCGGCGATGGCCAGCTTCTGCTGCTGGTAGGAGCCGTACTCTTTCAGGTAGTCGCGCATGGCGACGGCTTCCTGCCGGTAAACCTCCGTGACCTCTTTTTCCCGGGTCTGTCCGTTCAGGGCATGGGCGCGGTCGATTTCGGTCTGTTGCTCCCCGGTCAGCCCGGCGGCGTTGGTGCCGGTGATGCCCGCCTTTCGGTTCAGCTCGGCCAGTTCCCGCGCCTTCTTTTCGATCTCGGTTTTCTGCCGTTCGTAGTCGGCGTCTATCCGGGCCAGTTTCTTCTGCGTGCCCTCCTCCTGCAAGTCGAGCCAATCCTGCTGGTTCTGTTGTTCCAGAGCCAGCAACTCGTCATTCAGTTTCTGCCGGGTCTGCTTCTCGGACTTTTTCCGGTCGGAGGTTTCTCCGTCCGGACGGGTTTTGTCATATTCTTTCTTGGCCAAGCTCAGTGCGTCTTTCAGTTCCTTGACCTTCTTTTCATATTCCTCTTGGCTCAGAACGTTGGTGGTGTCTGCCAAAAAGTCGTTGTAGGCTTTCAAGGCTTCTTCATAATTCTTTCGGGCAGAGGCGCCCCAATCGGCACTCGATCCCTGTTTCAGGTTCCGGCGATTTTGTTCCGATTGCAGTTTGTTGAGTTGGTATTGTAACTCGTCACGACTGAATGTCCCGGCCAGCTCCGGATTACCGTTAACGATTTTCCCGTAATTTTTCCGCTCCGTTGTCAGGCGGGCCAACAAGTTCTTCCGCTGTTTGATTTCCGCTTCCAGCGTATCGTTGCTCACCCCGGTCAAATCCTCGAAATAGGCGTTGACCCGTTCCTTCCGCACTTGTTCGGAGAGAGCCTCCCGTTTGTTGTACAGGTTTTGAAGCTCTGCTTCTTGCTGTATGTTCAACCCGCCCGATTTCATCGCATAGGAGCCGGCGCTGGAATATGCCGTTGTAAATTTCACATCGGCTTTTCGGCGTTCGAGCTCTTTTATCCGGGCCTCTACCGCCGCCAGTTCGTTGTCCGGGTTCGTGATGGAGCGGTCGGCCTCCAATCCGGCAATCTCCTCCTTGATACGCCTGATGTTTCTCAACTTGTCATACTCGGTATCGTATTTGGCAAATATATCGGGGTATTTTTGTTCCAGTTTGTTCAACGCCTCCCGGCGGGTATCGGTGGCCAGACTCTCGTCACCGGCCACGTTACAAAGTTCTTCCAGCCTGCGGCGGTGCTCTTCTTCGGCTTCTATGGTCTTCTGCTTGGCTGCCTGGTATTCCTCCTCGGCCTCTCTCATTCGCTCGGTCTCGGTTTTCATGGACATCAGGGCGGCGACGGTTCCCGCGATCAATGTGGCCACCAATACGTAGGGATTGGAGAGCATCGTGGCATTCAGCAGCTTTTGTGCCTTTTCCACAAGCACCAGCCAGCCGTAATGCAGGGTTTCCGCCACGGTCAACGCGCTTACCCCGGCAGTTTGCAATATCATCTGGGTCGTATGCAGGGACTGCATGGCCATGACAGCCATAAGAGCCGTTTTGTACGTTCCGTAGGTACCCACCAGTCCGAGAAGGACACGTCCCACCTGTTCATAGTTTTCCACAAGATAGGCTACCGAATCCAACGATTCGTTGATGATACCTTCGGACTGCCGGCCGATTTCATTGAACATCATGCTGATGCTGTCCTCGATGTTGCTGATACGTCCGGTAATGGTCTTGCTCTGTTCCTCCATGAGGTTGTAGAACGTACCACCCTCGTTAGTGAGGTTCTGCAAGGCCCGCTGCACTTCGGGGAAGCCGACCTTACCGGCTTCCACCATCTCGCGCACCTTGCTCTCCGCCACCCCGAGAATGCCGGCAAGTTCACGGCCCAGAGGAATGCCTCGCCCCACGAATTGATTGAAATCCTGTGTATATAGGCGACCTTGTGTCATCGTAGTGCCGTACAGATAGACTAAATCGCCGAGCGGCTGGTTCAGTCCGGCGGCGATGTTGCCCAGACGGATAAGGTCATCGTTGACATTCTCCACGTTTTCCCCGTAAGCCAACAGCTGGCGGGCTCCCTGAGCGACACTTTGGAGGTCGAATGGAGTGGTGGCCGCCGTACGGATAAGTTGCTGCATCAGGGCATCGGCTTTCTCCTCGCTGCCGAGCATGATGTCGAAAGAGGCTTCCAGTTGCTGGAACTCGCCGCGCACCTTGACGATATTGCTTACCAGTTCCTTTACGGCGAATGCCCCGGCAATTTTTGACACGGTACTGCGTACCGAATCGGCCTGCCGGTTCAACCTCTCCATTTCCGACGATGCGGCGGTCGCCTTGCCTTTCAGATCGTCCACCTTGCGGACGGCCTTGTCGAGAGCCCCTGACATGCGGTCCTTCATCAATATCTCTACTTCTACCGGTTTCATTGCCATATCACTTTTTCAGGTTGCTTTGGAAAAATCCCACGATGTCGGCGGCCTCGTCCTCTGCGCTCTTCTCCTCCTGTTTCTTTCGGATATAGCGGGGCGCGTCTGCCAGCATCATAATCAAGGTCTGGAAGTTCACACCTTCCAGTATGTACTTTACCTTCCAGCCGGTGGCGTCGGCCACTTGCCAGATAAATCCGAAGGGGCTATGGGAAGGCTCGAATACCGTCTTTAACTCCCCTTGTCTCTTTGGCTCAGTCTCAGCTTCATCGGGTTCGTCCTCTCGGCTGATCTGATAATAGGTATAAAAGGATCTGTGCCCAACAGGAACACGAAGCTGCGCATGGCGGCCGAGACATACTCGGTGTCTATCCAGTTGCGAACCACCCATGCCGTTGCCCCGACCAGCAGCCGGCGGCTGATCCAGCCGCGACACAGGGTATAGGCCACCATGCGGCTCACCTGTTTGCCGTGGGTCACGAGGAAGGCCATTTCCTCCTCCTTCGTAAACTTGTTCATCTGTTCCGCCGTCACCCCTAACGAGAGGTACACCCGGGCCAAGCGAATAAGCCCGCCCAGCCGGGGGCGGCGCATGACGACCCGCAGGCGCAGGGGCTTGCGGAACGGGAGGCGGATATCCTTCAAGGGGACGGACACGCCCCGGTCCAACAGGGCGGCCGCCCCCTCGCGCTGTATGAGGCGTGCGACTTTCTCGTCCATACGTTAATCCGATGGGGTGTCGTTGATTTCGTAAGGAGCGGTGTCCGCTTCCTCCGGCTTGTTCACTTTCAGCTGGCACTCTATCTTGGAAACCTCGGTCAGCGTCAGCTTGCCTCCCAAGTTGGCCATGATGGTACCGTTGGGGATCTTCATGGTCTGACCTGAGACGAACTTGATTTCCCACGGGCCGCGAAGCTCTACCAAGTCGGTGGGAGCTTTCCAGCCGGTGTACGACCCGGTGGTTCCTACCAGCGTGCCGCCCAGCACGGCCTGTATGTTCTCGTAATCCAGCTGAATGAGGTTGAACGTCGGCGAGATGGTAGCGTTCTTGTTGGCCAGCGTCAGCACCGGGGCATCGGGGACTTGTTCGGCCTCGATGTCCGTACTCTCGGCCTTTGTGCCGCCCCAGTCCCAGCTGCCTTTTTCGATGTAGCCGATCTCTTTACCGTTGAATTTTACCACGGCTATGCCGTATATGAATTTCTTAGTTGCCATTCTTCAATTTGTTTTTGATGATTATCATTCCTAATATCGTTATCGCTATCCCGGCGACGAGCCCTGTGAAAAAGGTTTTAACGGGGTTCGAACGCTGTTTTAATTCCGCTTCGTACAGGTCGGCCATGCCTTCATAGCGCTCGCGCCATACCGAGGAGGATTTCTCGTAATACTCACACTGTCGCTGCAGGCTGTCGCAAGAGGCATGCAC